CTCTAGTTCATCATCATTCTCACTCAATGGTCCTGGTGTTAGAAACACCGACTCATCATAGTTAGGGAATGAAATGCTACGACCACCCATATTGACGTTCTGGCGTGTCATCTTCAACTTGAAGTTGGCACCCTTCCACAAATCAAAAGGATTGATGCGTGGCTCTGACTCAAGGTCAGGATTCATCATCTTGGTGATCTTGTCAAAAATCTTCTTGCCATACTTGAACAAGAAGACCTTGCCCTCGTTCTCTGGATTCTTAGGATCACTCACCACATAGATGTTAGAAACATAATGCAGACGGCGCTTCTGATCACGGGCCTGCTTACGCTCTGGAGAGTTATCATCCTGTGTGGAGTTCCAGAGTTGTGAGTTAAATTCAGAAACAGGATCCTTTTCATCAAAAGTCGTTAGAGACTTTTCGATATACCACTTACCTGTCACCTTGTTCTGGAAGCCATGATCGAAGTATCGAACGAATGGCAGAGCATCGTCACCATCGACTGCTGGACCAGGAAGAAAGCGAATAACTGCTAGAGCATTACCAGTCTTATCTGGTGTTGGCTTCCAATAGTTATCTGTGCTATCGTCCTTCTCGTAGGTGGGATTCTGTAGTTTATCGACTTCCTTGAGCAGGTTGTCAAACTTTGAGGATTGTTTCTTTAGATTTGAAAAGTTCATGTATATTCTCCGTATAACGTTGTATAGTTTCTTGTCCACATAATCATAATATAAGTTGGTATTATAACAGAAGATTCTCCCTCTGTCAAGTGATATTTAGTCATCAATAGAAACGCATTCAAATTTGCGTTCCTGCAATGTCTTAGCACCCCAATATGTTCGAGGATTACCACATAGAGAACAACCAGAATGACAAGTCCATCCTTTCATCTTGTGGAAGCGATGCTTTTGTTCTTCGTTGTCGTTATAACCCCATGTGAAGTTATTTATTTTTCGGATAGAAAACTGGCGCTCGATGTGCCGTTGCTTCTGTTGAAAACGCTTTTGTCTTCTCTGTTTATCCAAGTATTATCTCCAAAAAATGTTTCGTTTCTTCATTCGGTAGAAAACTTGTATTAGTCTCCTTTTCATGTAGTTCTATTTGAAACACTCTTTCTCCATCGTATTTGTAAAAAACCTCATACCTTCCGTCAACCCACTCCTTTAATATGTCAGACGCATTGCCCTCTAGAGTTTTCATCTATACGCTCCTTGAGTATGAGTTTCATTCTCTCTTTATCATACTTTATAAAGGGCCTATATTTTTGCATCTTGAGAGATACCTTAGGCCATATCACATCACCGTCATAGTATTTATCAAACTTTTCTCTAAACAGAATAAAGTCATTCATAACAACCAATGACTCCATACAGATACGGCGTTGTAGATACAGCACAAGCACTCCGGGGTATTGATCACTATGCGTCTTGAAGGCGTCGCAGGAACCATTACGCAACACCATATCAACATCATTAGACACATTATAAGATAGAGCCTGCCGACGACCCTGATACTTGACCAGATTGGTTGTAGCAGTATCGTCTAGCAGTTCTGTTATATAATGCTTGTCTTCAAGAAAGTTAGCCACATAGAAATCCCTTAGTGTTTCAGGATCATATGTCTTAGCCAACTTCTCAAAGAACATTCGGTCGTTTCTTTTGGTGTATGACTCTTTCGTAGCACGGAGTTTACCATGCATTTGAAAGAAGTCATACTTGTTGCTTGTGAAATGGGTTCGCAATGCTAGAAACAACTGATATGCACCATAACCAGTAAAGTGTCTCATACTACCTTTGTTTTGTCTCTAATCGTCATATCAAAACTGAATGGGGTCTTATTTTGTTGCTGTTTTACAGCATCATCAAAGATAGTATCATCATCTGTAAACCATTGACTTTCGGTAGCCTGGTCAATCCGTCCTTTAAGACGATTCGTCGATTCGAAGATACCCGGAACGGGTTGTCGGATAATCGCTCCGGCCGGCCATGGACTAGGGACAGTAGCAGCAGATTCCTTTATAGCCTCCTCCCATATCTTTAGCAATGTCTTTGTCTTTGACTCGGCATGACCTTCACCTGTCGTAGCAAAACCTTTATTCAAAAACTTTAGAATACGACCCTTCTTTGGTTCTTTCTTAAGGTTCTGACTAATGAGTTTCTTATTAGCAATGGCATCATAAGTCTCACGATTGATATGTAGTTTACCCTCGTGATATGATACCGTTGAATGGAGAAAGTCAAAGTCCTTGAGAAGATCCTGACGATTAGTATGGTCTGTCAGAATATACTGAACCTTCGACTCAACATGATCCGCAACACCAAATACATGCGGATTGTAATATTCATCCTCTTCATGCAAACGATACTTGATGTTCCAGTTGCCTTCTTTGTATTTGGTCAAACGATTAAACAAAGTAATGGCCGGAGTCATCCCTGGTCTAAGAATGAAAACGTCAATATCTTTGATAGGTTCATCATGAAACAAAGATGTGAATACACCACCAGCAATGACGAGTTGATTGGCGCCAACATTTATCGTTTGCGTAATAAAATCACCTTCACTACTCATTTCTACTACTTCAAAGATGCCATGCATGTTGATTAGGTCTTGAATCTTTTCTTTCATACGAAGAATATTTCCAACTTCATCATCTGTGAAGTTAGGGGTTGCACTGTTTGTCATGTTGTAAATCCTCTTAGAGGGGGAGTTGAGATGTATTTGACTTTTTGAGGTAATGGAGGTTTTCTGCTTCGAGTTTGATTTTGGATTTGAGGACGCCGGAGATTAGTTTTGCAGCGGTTTCTAGTTCGAATCCAGACTGCTCACAGTATTCAATCACGGCATCGATATATGGAATGTCTTTCATATAGACTAGTTCCTCAATCTCCATACTAAACTTTTGAATATCATCCGGCGTCATCATTATCAACCCTTGCTAGAAACGAATTTGTTTAGTTGCTCGGCCACTCGAATAACGTCTTCATAGGTGACAACCTCAAAGTCGGGAAAGTCGGGTATAGTGTCCCAACCTTTTCTATCGGCCTGTTCCCGCTTCATTTGCCATTCTTGTTCTTGTTTATTCCGTTCCACCCATACCCTATCGTTCTCAATTGACTGTGCTAATTTTAGCAGTTCTAGCCGGATTGTAAAGGGTGAATGTGCGTTATATGTATCCATGATTTACTCCTGTATGTGTTTGTGTGTTAAAGGTGGTTTTTCTGTTTCTAGGAAAACCACCAAACCCAATGAGATTAAGCCGCTAGAGCCATCTCAAATGGTGAAACGTTGTCGTTAGCACCTATATTTGCCTTTGGTCTCCTTGAACCCTTACTACACCAGTCGATCCTAGTTCGCCCCCATCAAAGATACACTATGAAGGATTTGAACCTTCAAGAAGAGGATGCGCTTCCTCTAGCACCAGCTTTTATGACGGAATTGAACCGTCGCCTGGCAAACCAGCCTAGTGTATCTGTGGTGGAGGCGGTGGGAGTCGCACCCACGTCCTCAGTGTCTATGCCGTTCCTCTCAACGACCTCGGCAATTCTATTTATTCGCCTTCATCAAAGTAACACCTGTTTTATAGTCTTACGACTAATGGTTATTCGAACCGTAACTCAATACGGCATCTTTAATCTGGATACCAACCCAAGACAGGTGTTACCGTGATGAAGGCGAACTTTACTCATAACGGAGCAAATGTTTTTGTATGTCCGTCAATTGATAATGTTACTGCTCCGACATAGGAGCATTCTTTAGTTCCTGGTACGGCAAACTTACCTTCGCCATGCCAGTGAAATGAAGGAGCGTTACACTCACCGCCATTAATGTTAACCAGCGAAACATCCATCACCTTCTTTGTCTTACAGTGGACAATATGATCCTTCTTCGTATCCTTTTCACAAGTGATATCATCCGAAGCATATGCTATATTAGCAAATAATAGACTAGTTGTCAAGAGTATTTTCGAAATCTTCAAGTTCAGGTCCTTTCTCACCATTAACTCCTTCACTGGCACGGCCTACTAGTTGCGTCCCGTAAAGCACACTCACCGACGGTCGCCAAAACGCAACCAGACAAACCCAAACTAAGAAACACCAAAGCGATTGCCATATATACTTTTCTCATAATGCGAACTCCTGTCTAAATTGTTTTACCTTGTTAGCAAGTTCGGGAATATAATCTCTACGGTTCTTCACAAATACCTGTGGCCGAACTTCACCATCCACAGATATCAATACAACGATTTGTTTACACTGTATGCCTGTCATCTCTTCATACATCAGAGAGTAGCAGGTGCATTGCTCAAAGTAGTTTAGAATCCAATCCTCTCGTTTCAGTTTCGTAGATGTCTTGAAATCGATGATAGACGGCACTCCGTCGAACTCACCAATACAGTCGACCTGACCTGCTAGACCCAATGCCTCACTATATAACATCGTCTCGACATAGTGAATATTATCTATTCTCGATAATGTTGGGATCATGTCAAAGAATGCCTGTTTCATATCAGGCATTACATCTTCGGTCAGGAAGTCTTTCTCGTTTGTGATATAAGATTCCATAAGACTATGGAATTTTGTACCTCTTCGGCTTGCTCTTGCCGATATCTTATTCGCTTCTTCTTCCCCCACACGGGCCCTCCACTTTTTGATGGAGTCACCTTTGAAATGTGATAGAAAGGTTGTGACGGAAGGCAATCGTGTGCCGTTTGGTGAGATGTAATATCGCTTGCCATTATATTCTTCTCTTTTCAGTTCACATAGAACTTTGTCATTGTTGATATGGTTAAATATTTTCATTCTTATATCACATTGTAAAGTGGGTAGGCGGAAGATTGACTCCCGCCTACTATTTAGGTCACCACAATACCTTGTGCTTCAAGTTGAGCCTTAAACTCTGCCTCTTTATCTTGATTGAACTTGATCCAAAATTTTAGATCACCTCTCTGACCGTCTCTTTGCAGTTTGGCCATTTCTTCATTGATGAATGCTTTTAGTGCTGCTAGATATTCTTCTTTTGTCATAGACCCATCTCCGTCTTCTGTATAATATATTCTCTGACTGTACCAGAACGAACAATATCTTCAATACCAAATTCGATGTGATCGAATGAAGGCATACGTCTGGTGATTGCCATTAGTTCTCTAATGCCAGTCTTATCATGTGGTTTATTTAGATCACTCTGACGGTAATCGCCGCAGAAAACGATACGGGAGTTATTACCAATACGAGTCATAACGGTATCAATCTCCTGAAAGTTCATATTGTTGCACTCGTCAACGATGATAATACTATCATTAAAAGTTGTTCCACGCAAGAACGAAGTTGTGGTAAACTCTACTAATCTTTTCATTTTAAGAATACGCCATCCGTCACCACGGCCGAATAGATCGTCACAAATTTCTTGATAGGGTTGTTCGTAGACTTCCGCTTTTTGTTTTTCAGAGCCAGGTAGAAATCCCATGTCTCTGGATGGAACTACGGAGCGGATGATAACGACCCTCTTATATGTCTGTTCGATTAACACCTCCTTTAGGGCGAGATAAGATGATAGAAAAGTTTTACCGGTACCGGCATAACCATGTAGCATAAGATTAGAACCTGCTTCGTATGCGTCCCACACTCTCTGTTGGTTTACTGTTAGTGGTTTGATATGACGCAGTTCAAAGTGGTTTCTTTCAGCGATATTATCATGTTGCTGTTGGTTATTTCTTTTCGTTTTTCTAGACATATATTGACCTTTATTGCTATTGTTGGTCACGTCATCATAACAAAAAGAGGTCGTCGCCTTTTTACGGGCACGACCTCTAAACCTTTTACTGAAATGTTCTTCTGACAGAGTTTAAATCTCCTTTGGAATATCCCAACGCTTATTTGCGACCGCATCTGCTTGAGGGACTGCGGATTTAACACGACCAAGAATGTATTTCTGAAAATCTGATGGGGGTTTTGTTACGCCAATTGAAACAGGATCGACAAAGTTTGGCACTGTCACGACCTGTTCCCAATCTGGCTTGTCGTCTAGGTAGGTGTCATGCTCGGCCATCGTCATTGAGACGGTGACTTCTTCATCGGTCTTCTTATTGCGAAATGTATAATAGGGCATTATGCTTCCTTCAACCACTCAGGCGCTTCACGGAACTTCCACTTGTGAAGATGCGCCTTGCCATACTTGTAATAGTTACGGTAGTTTTCTACCGCATTTTCTGATATGATGTATTTAGTATCCATGCAGCTTGGCGGTTGCGTAAAGTCTTTATTAGAAATGTTGTTTGGTGTAAGAGCAAGTGTGCCTTTTAGACCACTTTCTTCGACCTTGTGGATCTTACCATAGCGATAGGTGTATTCTTTACAATGTTCATCTAGATAACACCATAGCCATCCATAGTTGCGGGCGTTCTCCCGAGCCCACACAGCCGACGGATGATTGATATGTGTAGCCGAATATAGAACAGTCTCACGGTCATCAGGCAGGCGCCAACGCTTTACATTGCGACCAGTCTTAGTCTTATCGGTATACTCTACACCGTCAAGCAAGCGATGAGCAGTAGACAAAAGTTGGGCACTCTCAAGGATCATCTTGACGCAATGAGAATCGACTGCCCACTCGGCACACATTTTAGGGTCAGTATGAATATAGAAAATGTTCATTTACTCTCCTTTGCCCAACATTCTGACAAATCACCATTCAATGCTTTGACTTGATCACAAACTTCTTTAGAAGGCATTATAATCTTCTGCATTACTGTTGGACACTTTTCTAGATTTGATTCAGCAACACTAGCACAGTTGAAAACATACATTACAAGAAACCATTTCATAGGTCACGCTTACCTTTCCAGAATGTAACGATCACAGGAAAACGGAGTTTGTTATCATCCGTTTTGTTCTGATATCTCACGGTAACATCCGTACCGACATAATCATTAGCATTATACAGCAGTTCTTTTAGAAAGTCAAACGAGCCACGCACTCCTGAAAACTGTGTCGTTCCGTCTTTCAAACGAATTTCAATCCTCTTGGCAGCACCCGCCCAGTTACCTAGTCCTTCTTCAATAGAGACGATTTCAAACTCGTCATCCTCAAACTCTTTATGCTTGATCAAGAACTTTGAACGCTTGCCTTCATACGGCGAGTCAGGAACACGAAGCATTTGACCTTCATATCCGTTCTCAAGATATTGACCCAGCATAGTTTCAATGTCGTGTTCATCTTCAACTATAGTAGTATTCACTCTACCAATAGGATCGTTCTCTT